TTTTTAGGAAAGCTCCAGCATCACGATTCTGCATAATACGAATACCAATAAAATTAGTATTAGTAAAGTTATCTCTAAGATTTTTAATTAAAGTATCAGTCATTTGATAGTAAGGATTATCAATCTTGTAATTGTTTCCTGTCTTACGATCTCTTAAAAAGGCATCAAAAGAAATATGATTGACTCCTAGATATGGTTCATCCTCCCAAGGTCTTTCAACTTCAACGTGATAACGAGGAGAATAAGCTTCACCATCAGTTAGAACAACACATTGTACTTTCTCTACATTGTTTTCTTTTTTGAACTGAGGAAGTATCTTATGTAAACAAATCATTGCTTCATTTAATGGAGTTCCAGATAATCTCATACCAATGGGAACCTCAAAATTATCTCTTTGTACTCCTGATATAATATCATCGTAAGAATAACACCACTCATTTCTGTTGAACTTTCTACAAATACGAAAGATATTTCTCATTTGATCATCAAGATCTCTTGCTCTTGTTTTAGATGTAAAGAGATTCATAAGTGAGAAAGTATCTTCAACACAAAATAGATTTGGTTTTGCAACATATGCTTTTCTGTTTTCATCATAACGATCTCCTCTTGCATAATCATTTGTGAAAGCATAAACATCAAATGGAATTTGAATCTTACGGCAGAACCAAACTAGATTATAAAGTTGTTTGATTGTATCTTCCATAACGTTTGACATTGATCCAGACCAATCAAGCATGAATATTAATCCATGATTCTTACCATCAGGTAATGTTGTAACTTTCTGAAAGATGTCTTCATTGAACTTGTATGTGTGAAGTTTAGACATGTCAAGAACACCAGTTCTAGATGTTGCAGCACGAGCATATGCAGATGCAGACTTTCTTCTCTCAAACTCTTTAACAAGATAGTTGACTTCTTTCTGTGCTTCCTTCTTAAACTTATTGTATGATCGATCAGTGATCTTGAAGTTTTCAATTGGAGTCTCACTCCACTCTTCAGTAATTCTTTCATGAAGTAATGTATTCTCAATAACAACTTCTTTGATATCAACATCAGGTAACTCAATATAGATTGGACTACGACCACCAGTATTGATTAGATCTTTGAGTGACTCGTCAAGAGCATCAGCAGTTTTAACTTCTGGTTCATCTGCACCTATGTTACCAGCCTCTGGAGTTGTAACTTTTGATTCTTGAATATCACTGCTCTCTGCACTACCCATGTTTGATTCACCACCAGATGCATCAGTCTTAGTCTGATACTGTTCTTCATTATCACCCTCTTCATCACTCTCAACGTAGTCAGCACCCTTCTCACCTTGAAGTGAATCAATTTTTTGTTGTTCTTTTTCTCTTTCTAATTCTGCTTTGCAGTATGCATGTAAAACTTTAGATGCATCAATAACTTCTTCCCAAGTCTCACACTTATCAACCATTGAAATGATATCATTTTCTTCTTGGTTGAAAGTAATATCTACAAAGTGACCGATCTTGAAGTATAGATTAGTACGATCAGCCATATTCATCTCATCAATATCAATATCTGCAACTTGAAAGAAATCTCTATCACTCAACTCTCTGTATCCTTTGTAGAAAGTTTTAGGAAGACCAGCATACTTTCTCTTCATCAACTTCTCAATACGAGCATCCTCAACAATATTCACAAATGACTGTGGTACAGTTCCCTGCCAACTCCAATCATCAGGAGTGAAGAGAGCATGTCCAACTTCATGACTCACAAGCATATCATAAACATCTTCAGATGCATGATCCCATAAAGGTAATGTCAATACACGATCATGTACATTGAATGATGCAGTCTCTACTGATCTATGTTCTACAATAAGATCTTCAGTAGCGAGTAATCTTGCAAGTTGTGATTTGATTTCTTGAGTGATGGACATGTGATTCCTTGTCTGATGTCCTTATTATAATTCCTCAGCACAAAATAGAAACAGTGATTGTGCCACTTTTTTAACTGTCTTTATTGTGTGATGCGACTAAACCCTTTCACTTTATCAAACTGAATGAGATCTTCAAATCTGTCATGTAGAGATGATTTGTGTGATATAACAAAGACATTTGCATCTTTAATCACATACTTTACGATTTTAAGAAACTCCTCAGTTCCAAATCCATCAAGTGAACTATCAAACACTTCATCCATAATTAGAAGATTTGTGTTAACTGAGTTTTTAAATCTAGCAACCTCTCTCCATGTAAAAAGAAGTGCCAGATCAATTCTCATTTTTTCACCTTCACTAAAAGATGAATAAGAAAAGTCTTCATGTATTGGAGACTGAACAGTCTCATTAAACTCTTCATCAAGTTTGAAGTTGATATAAAAATCCATCATCCTAAGATACTTATTAACTTGTTGATTAATAAGTGGTAGATACTTTCTGATGATCTTTGTTTTTACACCACCATCTTTGAGAAGTGAGTAGGCAAAATCGTGATGTCTTATATTGTCTTTTTTCTCTCCTAGTGAATCATATGTCTCTTTTAATCTTTCTTCAAATTCTTTTAATTTCTCATGTTCAGAATTTCTGTTTTCAAGTTGACTGGTAATTGTTTGAATTTCTTCTTCAAGTTCTCTGATCTGATTTTGGAATCCAGAGATCTTGATATTATTTTGAGAAATTTCATTCGTGAGTTTAGTTGTTTCTTTAGAGAGTTGTACAAATTGGCGTTCCCTTTCCTCTTCCTTTTCAATTGCTTTTTCTAGTTCTTGAAAACCAGTTTGCAATTCTTTTGCTTTATTTTGGGCTTCGTCCAGTTTATTTAGACGGAACTCCTCATCAATATCCTGTGTACAGGTGGGACATACCGTATTCTTTGAAAAGAATTTATGTTCTTTCTTTACAGTGGATGCCTTATTTGATATCTTTCCTTTTAAGTTCCCTAACTCTTTAAGTGTTTTAGTAGTACCTAAAAATTTTTCTTGTTGTTTTGATAGATCCTCAATAGTTAGTGATAGGTGTAGATTTACACTGGTGCATCCTTCAGACTCAAGAGATAACAAATCCATCTTTTTTTTCTTTGATTCAATTCTATCCTTACCTCTCTTCTCAACTTCATCTATAAAATTCTGTTGCATCTCAGACTTTTCTTTAAGAGATGTCTTCTTTAATTCAAGAGTTTTAACTTCATCTTTGATTGCTTTAAGTTTATCTCTGATAATTAAATTCATTGCAGAAAATATTTTGATATCTAAAAGATCCTCAATCACTTCTCTACGATTTGATCCTGACAGTTGCATGAATGGAACAAATGTACTACTTCCCAGTATAACGATTTGTGTGAATGACTTAAAATTCATCTTGATAACATTTTGTTCAAGCCATTTCTGTTGATCATTCGCAGCAGAGGATTGATTCATCATCTGTCCATTACGATGAATCTCAAATATATTTGGTTTAATACCTCTACGAATCATCCAGTCAACTGATCCAATTGTAAAATCTAATTCAACTAAACAATCTTTCTCGTTTGTAGAGTTTACGAGTTGAGATTTATTAATTTTACGAAAAGGTTTATTGAACAAAACAAAACACAAAGCATCCAACATAGTGGATTTACCAGCACCATTTGTACCAATAATAACTGTATTTGATTTTTTATTTAAGTCAATCTCTGTCCACTGATTTCCAGTAGACAATAAATTACGCCATTTTATCTTCTTGAACAGGATCATTAGGTGGGATCACGATATCGTCTGGTCTAATTATATTATACTCGTAATTATATATTTTGCAAGCCTCTAAGGCAACTGAATCATCTACCTCAATGATTCCCATTTCTGGATAATCATCATCAACTTCTAAAAGTTGTGCATATCTATCTGCATCATCATGTTCTTCAAATAACAATAAAACTTTACCTCCACCCTTTGTTGGAATGGAGTATGCACCTTCATCTTCAAATCCTTTAACGGTGAGAACAAACATTACTCGACCTCACAAGCCTCCTTGTAAACCTCTTGAAGTATACTTGTAATTCTAAATTTATCTAAGTCAACTTCAGATTCTTGTATATATCTATTTAACAAAGAGATAGTGTCTTCAGATTCTTCTGCCTCAAATTCCTCTCCCTCAGTAAAATCAAAGTTTTCTACAATTTTAAGTTCTGCTAAATTTGATGAATAGATCTTATCAATGTATTTTTCAAATTGTTTTGGATCAGATTTCTTACGAACAATAACTTTTACAATTTTTTGATTTAAATAAGAAACATCTAGCATCTGATGAGGAGTGTCATCATAATATAGATTATGAAATAACTGATACGGATTATTAACTGGTGTGTGTTCTAGAGTATCTGTATCAAATAAATGGAATCCTCGATTACGATCATTCACATCATTCCAATACATTTCATATGGATTACCTAAGTAAAACACATTACCATCATTTGATCTCATGTGATAGTGTCCAGTAAAAACACGATCAAACTTATCAAATACATGACGATCCATACCGTGTTCCATGAAATGTCCACGAGTCGCCATAAAACCATTTAATTCAAGATGACCCATTACACATGGAGAATCACTTTGTTCAATTACATCTAAAGTTTTTTCTTTGTTTTCAGAATTAATCCAAGGTACAAATAAAAATTTTGTTTTGTCTATCGTAACTTCTTCAGCCTCTGAATATATTTTGACATTTTTATATTCCCTAAGAAGTAAATTAACACCACTTAAATCATTTGTATTCTTATAGTATGCAGTATGATTTCCAATAATTGTATGAACATCAATACCTAACTCTTGTAATCGATCAAAGTAGTGATCTTTTGCCCATTCAAGTGCAGCAAAATCCACACCCTTACGACTATCGAAAGTATCACCCATATCAACTATGGTCGTGATTCCTTCTTTGACTAAAGTTGGAAAGAATATATCTTCGTAAAATTTTAAAAAGTAATCATGAAATAATTTGGAGTTTTTTCTTGCTCCAATATGTTGATCCGTTATAATGGCGATCTTCACTGATAATACATCCTCGTCTGGACAGCATCTTTAATTTGATTGTAATCAGAACTAGTTCCGTTTGCACCTTCATCAACGGTCATGACTTCATCATAACCAGATCTTTCAATTATCTTAGTTTTGATTTCTAATTGTTTCTTTTCTTTTTGAATACGTCTAAGAAAAGCATAGTGAATAATCTGAGTAAAATAAGCAAAAGGATTCTTTGATTTCTCAGGATTAAAGTTGTTAATATATTGAACACAGTTTTCGATACCATCACAAACCATATCATCTTTGAACATATAGTTTACAAAGTTTGGTTTGTATGATAGATGTGTTGCAATTTTTAAAAAACAAGAACCTAAGTAATTAGTAATACGAGGTTTATCTTCCCCTCTTTCTTCAGCCAAGGCAACTTTCTCCTTGTACTCAATAATAGCGGCAAGAAATTCTTTATTATTTACATAATGTTCCGATCTTTTTCTTGTTCTCGGCATGGTTGAAGTCATTAACACTGTTTATGATTCATAACAATATTATACACGATAATCTAAGACTTGACAATACCTTGAAATATATGTACAATAACTCTGTAAGGGTTCAAGGGAAAGGTTTAGCTATTCTTAAAGATCTTTTCTAAAGAATGCCTTGCTTCTTTTACACTAGAAATATATCCCATTTCTTTTGTCATCTTAGGTTTCTCTAATAATTTTGGTTCCTCTTCTTCATCTTCGTAATATAATTTTATAAATTTATTATAAGTTTTAATTACATCTTCATCAAGAACCTCACATGTGGTGATGATATTACTCATCTCTACTATATATGTTTTCTCCCGACCTGTTTTTATCCAAGGTTCAATCTTTAATAAACTCAAGCCTGGTTTACGATTGAATGATGAACTAACTATCATCGCTGGTGAATCTAACTCAATAAGATCTGTCTCTGGAATTGAACCAATTTTTGCAATAACTTCTTCTCCTGTTTTTAATTTAACAACTGCTATGAATTTATCTGACATTGTTTTAGAGGGATTGTTAACATTTCATAATTAAAATTTTCTTCATTATAAATTTTCACCCTTTCCATCATATGATTTAAGGTATAATTTTTTGAAGATCCATAAGTTATATCGTCTGCTATATCAAAGAGAGTTGCTTTGACTTTATTATCACCCTTCCTTAAAACTCTACCTATACTTTGTAGATTTCTTATCTTCGATTTATTCGGTGATGCGAATATGACATTATGTAGGTT